CCGCAACAGGCAATCAAGAATCTGGGAATGGCGTTCAAAAACGTCTTCGAGGGGCGGGCTAAGTTTCCGAAGTTTAAGAAGAAGGGTATGCACGACAGTTTCCGGGCTGACAACGGCCCCCAAATTAGAGGTGCTGATGCGGTTGCCGTTGACGGCAAGCGCGTTCGTTTGCCGGTGATCGGTTGGGTGCGGATGCGCGAGCCGTTGCGCTTTGCCGGTCAGGTCAAGTCGGCGGTGGTGTCGCGTACCGCCGATCGTTGGTTCGTCAGTCTCCAGGTCGAGAGGCCCGATCGTGCCGTGTCCGAAAACCAAGGACCGGCGGTTGGTGTTGATCTCGGTGTCAAGGCACTGGCGACCTTGAGCGACGGCAGCGTCATCGAAGGCCCGAAGGCGCTGCGCAAGAACCTGAAGAAACTTCGTCGGGCTTCTCGCGCCCTGTCCCGCAAGGTCAAGGGATCGAGCAATCGGCGCAAGGCCAAATTGAAGATAGCCCGATTACACGCCCGCATCGGCAATATCCGCAATGATGTTACGCACAAAGCGACCACGGCGATAGCCAAAAACCACGGCGTCATCGTGATCGAAGACTTGAACGTGCGGGGCATGATGGCGAATGATAAACTATCAAGGGCCATCGCCGATGTGGGTTTGCATGAGTTCCGGCGGCAGATCGAGTACAAGGCCAAGCTGAACGGTGCCCGGATTATCGTGGCGGACCGCTGGTACCCTTCGAGCAAGACCTGTTCGACATGTGGATACAAGATGGAAGTCTTGCCGCTGTCGGTGCGAGAGTGGACTTGTCCGGCCTGTGGCCGCGCTCACGATCGGGACGTGAACGCGGCGAAGAACCTCGTGAAATTGGCCGTGAGTTCCACGGTGTCAGCCTGTGGAGAGGAAGGCTCTGGCGGTCGGCGCAAGCCGGCCACGAAACCAGCCTCAGTGAAGCAGAAATCCAGCGTCAAACCTACCTATGCGTAGGTTTGAGCAAGTCTGGAAGAACGGCGCCTTTCCAGTACCAATGCGTTCCTGGACGAGATATCGAGCGTTATGGGGATTCCCATAACGGAAATCGTCCAGACCGTTCAGGGTGGCGCGGCTCAGAGGCAGGGCACCTTTGTTCATCCTTACGTCGCCGTCAACCTCGGACAGTGGTGCAGCCCATCGTTCGCGGCAAAGGTTTCGCAGTGGGTCATCGATCGGTTTTCGGCAAAACCCATCATGACCTCCGGCTGGGGACCGTCGCCTTCAGGCGACGGCGGAATGCCGGTTGCCCGTAGGGCAAAGATACCTCTTGCGTTATCCTTCCGTCAAGCATATATCTCTCCTTATGTCAGAGCCAAGGTACAGAAAGAACGTTGGGGCAGTCTTTTCCCTGAAGTTTCACATCGTTTGGTGCCCAAAATATCGGCGCAGCGTGCTGGTGAGCCCAATCGACGCGAGGCTGAAGGAACTGATGTGCGAGGTTGCCGCTGAACACAGCATGATGATCCACGCAATGGAAGTCATGCCAGATCATGTTCATGTGTTTGTCGAAGCCGATCCGACGCTCAGTGTCGCAGAGATAGTTAACCGCCTCAAGGGCAGGAGCAGCAGAATACTGAGACAGGAATTTCCAGGTCTCCGGTCCCGGCTTCCAACTCTCTGGAGCAGAAGTTACTTTGCTGCATCGATTGGTGGCGTTTCCGAAGAAGCTATTACGCAATATATCAAGAACCAGAAGGGCAAATAGCCTGTGGCAATCCGGTCTTACAAGTATCTGATTCGACCGAACGGAGCGCAGCAGGCTGCTCTGGACGAGATGCTGGGGGCTTTTTGCGACCTCTACAATGCCGGACTGCAGCAGCGCATTGAGGCTTATCGGCGTCAGGGAAAGTCTCTCAGCTATGCCGACCAGGCCAACGAGTTGAAAGCTGTCAGGCTTGCCGATGACCGCTTGGTGAAGTACGGGTTTTCGACTGAACAGCAGGTTCTCCGCAGACTGGACAAATCGTTCAAGGCGTTCTTTCGTCGTGTTAAGACCACCAAAAAAGCCGGGTACCCGAGGTTCCGGTCGAAGTCCCGCTATGACAGCGCCGATTTCCGCGTTGGTGACGGCCTGACGATCCGCAAGTCCGGAAAAATCGGCATCGTCGGCATTCCTGGAGAGATCAAGGTCAAGTGGCACCGGGAACTTCCGACCAAGCCGGTTGCTGCGGTCCTCTCGCGATCCGCTGGCCGCTGGTACATCTGTTTCCAACTTGAACGGCCCGAGGCCGAGGTTGCAGAGCGGGCCGTCAATCCGGTGGGCATTGATGTCGGCCTGACTTCCTTGGTGGCTCTGTCTAACGGGGAAACAGTGCCGACGCCGCAGATCACCAAGACCGCAGCCAAAGGACTTCGTCGCCGTCAGCGCGCGCTGGCTCGTTGCAAGCGGTTCTCCAAGGGCTGGAAGCGAGCCAAGAAGGTTGTCGCGCGATACCAGAGCAAGATCGCCAATCGTCGCCGCGACTCTTTGCACAAGCTGTCCAACAGGCTTGCAGACGAGTTTACGCATATCGCGTTTGAGGACTTGAACATCAAAGGGCTTGCGAGCGGCATGCTTGCCAAGTCTGTTCATAATGCTGCGTGGAATCAGTTGATCTTCATGACGACCTACAAAGCAGAATATGCTGGTGGGATAGTCGAGTTGGTTGACCCGCGCAGAACGAGCCAAGAATGCTCCGAGTGCGGTACTATCGTCAAGAAAACGCTGGCAACGCGAACCCACCACTGCCCTGAATGCGGGCTGGTGTTGGATCGCGATGTCAACGCTGCCTTGAACATACTGCATCGTGGCTTTCCTAACTTTCAGGGGCCTGGAGCGGGCCTTGTGGCGTCAAGTCAGCGGGTTGCCGCATAACTTGTCACAGAAGCCGCCGGCTTTAGCCGACGGAGTGTTCACGGCGTAGGTATTTTCCCCCTTTCTCCGGGGCGTGGTCCGTGATACCGGTTCGGGTCAGGCGGCCAACCGTGCTTGGCAGAAAAAACATAAAATCGTTGAGTTGTCACATCGTCACACAACCGTCACGCCTAACATATTGGCGCGATTGGTTTGTGACGACGTGACGGTTGTGACTGCGCAGGATACACACATATGCGCACATAGGCGCATATAGGCACATAGACGTATATCTATACATATCACATTAGTCACATAGTAACATATTATATATATCAGTATGTTAGATGTGATAAGTGTGTGACTTTGTGACGGCTCAACATTTCGGACAAAACATGATCCTCGCTTCCGCCAAATTCCACACCCCCGAGGCCAGCGGGAAATCGAGGTCGAGAGCGTTGCGACGACATCATCGCCGTCGGCTGATAGCCAGGGTCAAGCTGCTGTTGCCGACGGTGCCGATGCCGCAGATACGAGCCAGGACGCGACATCCGTGCTCCAAATGGTGCTGTCGGAACCGCAGGCAGGACATGGGGCCGAAGCTCCAGGAGCGGAGGGAGGCGGATCGTGAGCGCGACTATGCCCGACTGCTGGACTGAGACCGCCACGGAGGCGCGGATCATCGTGGCGGATGTGCCGGATCGGCGCGGGATGGCTGCTAGGCGGGCGGTTCTAGACGTTTTGGTGGCTGAGGCTCAGGCGGGCGGGTTTCACGACGTGCCGCACCCGCTAGGATTGGCGCCTGATGCGATGATTTCAGATTTGGCTACTGGGGTAGCGGACAAGACAGAGGCCATCCAGCGGGCAGATATGGGGAGGGAAACAGCATGTTGACGCCGCGGTCGGGTAGGTGGGATAGGTGTTTTCCGAGGGGCCAGGGTGTGGTATGCAAAGGAGGTTCGGCTGGCACCGGACGACCTGAAGCACGACCACCAGTTTCCTCGCTTCGTTGGGGCCGGTGGTCGAGAAATTGACCTCCTGTTGTCGTGCCGGGCGCGTGCCAGCACCGGCCTCAACGGAGACCAAAGCAATGCCAAGCATCATACCGTTTGAGTACGAAGGAAAACCTGTACGCGTCATCCAGGTGGATGGCGAGCCGTGGTTCGTGGCCGCCGATGTCTGCGCGGTTCTGGACCTTGAGAATCCAACGAAGGCGATTATGACGCTCGACGCCGATGAGCGCGCCCTAACCTCAATTCAGGGGAACAGGGGCGAACGCGAGGCCAACATCATTTCCGAGCCCGGCATGTGGCGCCTCGTCATGCGCTCGGACAAGCCTCAAGCCAAGCCGTTCCAGCGGTTCGTGACCCACGACGTTCTCCCAGCCATCCGCAAGACCGGGCGGTTCGAGGCTCCGAATGCCCCGTCGCTGCAAATCGACGAAATGATCGATCGCGCTGTCCGTAAGGCGCTTGCCGCGCAGTCCCGAGCATTGCCAGCGCCGTCGAAATCCACCGTGCCGGAATATCTCATGACGACATATGAGGCGATACGTAAAAGCGGGCCAAATGGCGTTTCCAGGAACACCCTGATAACTGGAGGAAAGCTGTTTGTGTCTGGGATCGTACTCAGCGGGCAGATATGGGGAGGGAAACAGCATGACAGAGACCAAAAAAACCAAATCCAGCAGCATGGCGAAACGCCGCTCCGGCCGGAAACGCCGCGCTAACGTCGACCGCCAGCCCGACGGCTCGGTCGCGCGCCGCATCCAGGTGGCCGATCGCGGGCCGGTGATCCTGCCACAGACGATCGAGCAACAGCGGGCGCGGCTCGGGTTGGCTCCGGGGCAAGAGGCCGCGACGGCGATCGATGCGCTCTGGGTGCGCGGGCTGCTCGGCTATCGGGACGGTGATGGCAGGAAGCGGCGGGATGCGCTGTCGGCATATCGGACGCTGTGGGTGACCTGGTCGGCGATGTCGGGGTCTCGGCGGTGGCATCCCGAGGTCGCACCGACGGGCGCCGATCTGTCCGAGGACGCGTGGCGCGCCTGCGATGACCGGATGTCAGCGGTTATGGGCGCGCTGCACCGGTTGCCTCTGTGTGGTCTGGCGATTTCGGTGCTGGAGAGCGTGTGTCTCGACGACGTGGTTCCACCGGCCCTGTTGGGGTTCGTGGCGGGCGCCAACCCCGACGCCGACCGGGTGAAGACGGCGCTGCTGTCAGGGGTCGACACCGTGATCGCCGTCATGTCACGGCGGCCGAAGCCCCGCGTGGTGGTGTCAATCAGTCCAAAAAAATATCGGAACGGCACAAAAATCTCATTGACGCCGCTGCAAATCCGTGAAATACGTTAAATGCAGGTTCGAAATAGTGGGTACGCCACGCGGGCCTACAAAATATGGGACGAGATGACGACGGCTACGGCCGTTTCGCGAACCGCGCCCCCGGCTCCGGAATCCCCGAGAGCCTATAGCAGCGCAGCATGGTCGCGCACCCAAATTTCCGAGGCCCGCATGAACCCACGCCCCCGACTATCTAGCGGCGCGATTCGCACGCCCGGCTGGCCTGACCACCACGGCATCCCAATCGACTGGGTCCCACCGCCCGTGCCGGAGCACCTCGCTCACCTCGTCGGGCGCGGATCATGACGGCCGGCGATGCCGGGACCTGGCTGCAAGCGGCGGCGGCGGTGGTCGCGGTCCTGATCACGGCCGCGACCTGGATGTTCACGACCCTGCTGCGCGAGGTGCGCGATGCCCGCGCCGAGTCCGTGGCCGCCGGCAACCACCTGCACCAGCGTCTGGACGGCCTGCCGGCGGTGGTGGTGTCGCGGCGGGAGTACGAGGCAACCATCAAGTCGCTGGAGCACGCGATCACCGAGTTGACCAGGCAGGTCCAGCATCTCGGAGACCAGTTGGATAAAATGCAGAACGATACGGCAAGCGGTCGGGTCGAGTTGATGGCGCATCAAGTGGATTGCCCGGCTCGCGGGAAGTTTCCGGGGTGATCTACACAAGACAGGCCGACGGCGCGACGGTTTACGCCGTGCAGTACGATGGATCGTCCGCGTCCGCTAACAGGATCATGAACATGATAGGGACCAGGGGCATCATGAATACCGAGGCCGGGCTGTTGACGCCAATCGGTTACATCAGCCGGGGTTCGTGGGTCATCAAGGGCCGACGCGGGGTTGTGTCGTCCGCCACCGATGCGGTGTTCAAAGCCAAGTTCGCGCCGAAATGACCGAGACCCACAAGCGCCGCGTCGTGCGGCATGTCCAGGCGCATCGGCGGCGGTACACGATCACGGTCAGCGCGGCGATGGTCGGGACGGTGATTGTGGTGTTCGGGGACTTCGTGCTCGGAGTACTGGGCAATTTGGCGGCCTCGGTTGTGGGGCCGTTTTTTGGGATGCATTAGGAAAAATCGGAACTATGAAGCTAGAACAGCGCGCAGTTGCGGATTTTTCCTAACAAAGACAGAGGTTTGTGATATAATTCGGGCCGAAAGCAGGCTGGAACCCCGCTCTCGACCCTAACCTAACCGAGCTGAAAGGAGCTGCGGTCATGGCTGACGATTCCTATACACCTGACGAAGAGTGGCGCGCAATCCCCGGACATGAGTTGCTGCATCTTAGTAAAGCACAACGCAAGAATGGGATGAAAAACTGTGTATGTGCCGATTGTGGGATAATTTCCACAGTGCGACGCGACACTAACCCAGTAGTTTGCAGAAGGTGCGCAAGCAGTCGTGGAGGGAGATCGGGAAAGGGGTCTGTTCGATCCGATCAAGTATCCTGCGCGGAGTGTGGAAAGATGATGCGGGCATCTCTTGGGCAGAAGTTTTGCTCATTAGAATGTAGACACGCTAACACACATGAAAATCGTCAATGCAAGCACTGCTTGAAACAGTTTGATGTCTACAAGAGTTCTATAGGCGCAAATACGAATGCCGAAGGTAATTTTTGCAGCAGACCATGCTATGAAAACTGGATGTGCCAGACAGACAGAATAACTGGCCGTGGGTCACAGTGGAACAAGATAAGATTAAAAGCAAAAAAGCGTATGCCATTTTGCGCAATGTGCGGAACAACGAAATTATTGCAGGTCCATCATATAGCACCATTTAGACTTAGTTTTGATAATAGTCAGCAAAATCTAATAACTTTATGTATAAAGCATCACAAGTTTGTCGAGTCAATAACTCATGACATTGAGTCAACCGGATCAAGTTGCCAGGATATGAAAGTGGCATTGGGCGCTATGTTGATGGAACGCGCTATGGTAACTGCTACGGTAATAAAGGCTCGGATAAATGCTCATTGTTAAAAATGTGCACACAGATAGTCTTATTGACTACGCTCGGAATCCGCGCAAGAACGACGCCGTTGTTGACAAGATGTGCTCTGCCATCCGCGAGTTCGGCTTCCGCATTCCAATCGTCGCGAAATCTGATGGCTCTGTTGTAGACGGACACTTGCGATTAAAGGAAGCAAGGAAGCTCGGACTGGAGACTGTCCCCGTTGCGCTTGCCGACGACTTGACCGATGCCCAGATCAAAGCGTTCCGCCTGCTGGCGAACAAGTCGGCAAACTGGGCTGAGTGGGACGACGAGCTGCTGGCGCTGGAGTTGGGCGAGCTTGCCGCTTGCGACTTCGATCTGTCGCTTACCGGATTTCAGGCCACTATTGCGGCGACCGCAAGCAAACGACGCTCTGGCAAATCCCCAAGCCGCAGAAGTCCGAGACTGGGCACAGCACTCAAAAGCCCATCGAGTGCATGAAACGCCCGATTGAGAACAACAGCAGTCCCGGTCAAGCGGTATATGAACCGTTCAGCGGTTCCGGCACGACGATCATCGCTGGGGAAATGACTGGCCGCTGCGTTTACGCCGTGGAACTGAACCCGGCTTACGTCGACGTAGCATGCAAGCGCTGGCAGGACTTTACCGGCCAGACCGCAACACTCGAAGGCGATGGCCGCACGTTCGATGAGATCAAGAATGCCGGCCGGTGACATCACCGAGATCACCGAGTGCCGATACATCAGCTACGCCGACCAGCAACGCTATCTCGACGACGGCTGGACGCTGATCCCGCAGTCGGGACCGCACGCGGCTTATGGCGTGATCGCAAGCAGACCTATTCCGGACAGCAACCATGGCCCGCAAACCCTTTCGCCCCACCCCTGAGCACCGGAAGTTGGTCGAGCAGCTATCTGCCTATGGCATCCCCCAGGCCGACATCTGCGCCATGATCATCAATCCCGAATCGGGCCGGAAGATCGACGAGCAGACGCTGGCGGACAACTTCCGCCATGAGCTGGACACCGGGACGACCAAGGCAAACGCGCGGGTGGCGGGAGCGCTCTACAAGAACGCCGTTGACAGCAACAACGTCGCGGCGCAGATCTTCTGGCTCAAGACCCGCGCCCGCTGGAAAGAAGCACCGACAGAGCTACGCCATGGGGGCAGCGATGAGGCCCCGGCTATGAAAATGGAACTAACGCACCATGTTGTGGACGCCGGAACAGCCGCCAGAGCGGCCCAGATTCTCGCCGCAACAGGCATTGGGTTTGATAGTAAAGACTCCGGCGGTACTGACTAAATACTGCCCGAATAAACCGTTTCCGCCGCAACTGGCGTTCCTGGCACTGCCGCATCTGGAGGCGCTTTACGGAGGAGCGGCCGGCGGTGGTAAGTCGGAATGTCTGCTTATGGCAGCGCTGCAATACGTCCACGTCCCCGGTTATTCCGCTCTTTTGCTTCGCAGAACTTACGCTGATCTGGCATTGCCGGGCGCTTTGATGGATCGCGCCGAGCAATGGCTCGCAGGCAGTGACGCCAAGTGGAACGCTCAAGACAAGCAGTGGTCATTCCCATCGGGAGCGACCATCAATTTTGGATATCTGGAAACCGAAAAGGACAAATACCGCTACCAAGGCGCGGAACTCCAGTTCATCGGCATTGACGAAGCAACACAGTTCAGCGAGAGCCAGTACCGCTACTTGCTATCACGCCTGCGCCGCAAAGCCGGCGTCCAGGTTCCGCTCCGCGCCCGGCTAGCCAGTAACCCCGGCGGACACGGCCATGAGTGGGTTCGGCAGCGGTTCGTGGTCGAGGGCCGCGACAAGGGCCGACCGTTCATCCCCGCACGGCTGGAAGACAACCCCGGCCTGGACCAAGCAGAGTACCGACGCTCACTCGATCAACTTGACCACCTGACCCGCGCGCAGCTGCTCAATGGCGATTGGGACGTGCTGCCCTGCGGCGGCTTATTCGAGCGGGAGTGGTTCGAGATCGTCAATGCCGCGCCATCCGGCGGGCGGTCACTGCGCTACTGGGATTTGGCCGCGACCGCTGCCGCCCCCGGAAAAGACCCAGACTGGACAGTCGGGGCTAAGGTTACGGTCAAAGACGGGATATGGTTTGTTGAGGACATCATCCGGCTCCGTGGCACACCGCAGAAGATCGAGGCTGTTATTCGACAAACCGCAGACATAGACGGGCGCGGCATTCCAATTCGGATGGAACAAGAGCCGGGATCGTCTGGCGTCGGCATGATCGACCACTACGCTCGCCGGGTTCTAGTTGGGTTCGACTTTAAGGGCGATAAAAAGACAGGCGATAAAACCACGATGGCGCGACCAGTATCCGCCGCCGCCGAGCGTGGAAATGTCCGGCTGGTGCGGGGTACGTGGTGCGGCGCGTTCCTCGATGAGATCGAGGCATTCCCGCAAGCGGCCCACGATGACCAAGTGGACGCTGTAAGCGGCGCCTTCGCAATGCTCGGAACCAAGGCCGCAATGACAATTTCGCCCAGCGTCATAGCGCGGGCATGATAAGGATGCACAGCCATGCCCAAGGGCAGCTAATGACCGAACCTCGCCCCGCCATGAAGATCGGATACGAGGCCATCGCCCGCGCGTGCCGCGAGCCGGCCGAGTTTGACGTGTTCCGCCCGGCCCGCCCGGCCCCCGGAGTTGTGCCCAAGGGTGCCGCGCTGGCGATGGACGAAGGCTTTGGCGAGATGAGCGGGTATGTCGGCATGGGCGCCGAGGTGATGGGGTTCGTCGGCTACCCGTATCTGGCCGAACTTGCCCAGCGCCCGGAGTATCGCCGGCCGTCCGAGATCATCGCCAAAGAGATGACCCGGAAGTGGGTTAAGCTCCAGGCGTCCGGCGGCGAGGACAAGGGCGACAAGCTGAAGGCCATCGAAACCGAGATGACCCGCCTCGGCGTCCAGGCCAAGTTCCGGGAAGCCGCCGAGCAGGACGGCTTCTTCGGGCGATCGCAAATCTATCTCGACACGGGCGCCACCGACGACCCGGTTGAGCTGAAGACGCCGCTCACCATCAGCCCGGCCAAGATCGCCAAGGGCGCGCTGAAGCGCATCGCCACCATCGAGCCGGTGTGGACCTACCCGAACGTCTACAACAGCAACGACCCATTGCGGGCCGACTATTACAAGCCGACCTCCTGGTACGTGCAGGGCCGGGAAATCCACGCATCCCGCCTGCTGACGTTCGTCTCCCGAGAAGTCCCGGATTTGCTCAAGCCGGCATATGCGTTTGGCGGCCTGTCGCTGTCGCAGATGGCAAAGCCCTATATCGACAACTGGCTCCGTACCCGGCAGTCTGTGAGCGATCTATTGCACTCGTTCACGGTGTTCTCGCTCAAGACCAACATGACCGGCGTCCTGAATGGCGGGGGCGGCGAGGCGATGTATAGCCGCGCTGAACTGTTCAACCGGCTTCGCGACAATCGCGGAATCATGTTGCTCGATAAGGACACCGAGGAACTCGATAATATTTCGGTGCCGCTGTCCAGCCTGGACCATCTCCAGGCGCAGTCCCAGGAGCATATGGCTGCGGTCACAGGTATCCCGCTGGTCAAGCTACTCGGCATCACCCCGAGCGGCCTGAACGCTTCAAGTGACGGCGAAATGCGGGCGTTCTACGACTGGATCGAGGCGCAGCAAGAAGCCCTGTTCTCGCCGGCCCTGACCAAGCTGCTGCGAATCATCCAGCTCTCGCTGTTCGGCGAGATTGACCCCGAGATTACCTTCCGCTGGGAGCCGCTGTGGAGCCTGGACGAAACCGCGATGGCGAACGTCCGCAAGGTCGAAGCTGACACCGACATTGAGTACATCAACGCGGGCGTCCTGGCGCCGCATGAGGTGCGGGTCCGGCTGGCCGAGCAGGAAGACAGCCCCTATGCGGCGATTGATCTGAATGCGGACCCGGAGCCGCCTGATGGCGGCGGTGGCGACGATCCCGAGCATGAGCATGATGATCCCGAGGAAGACGACGAGCCGCCACAGGCCACGTCCGCTCGGCGTCCATGACTGCGCTCCGCTCTCCCACCGGCAAGCCGATCACCCTGCCCCCGATCCATCCGAACCAGGGCATCGAGGCGGCCTACCGCAAGAAGCTGACGAAGCTGGTGGACGAATTGCACAATAGCGTCGTGTACTGGGTCGAGGCCACCTACAAGGCCAACCCGCCGCTAATGGCCCAGGACGCGACGGACGTTAGCGGCCACTGGACCGATGGCATGAGCGCCGCAGCGTCAATGCGTGAAGCCCTGGCGAAGCTGGCGCGGCGGCGGATGAAGAAGATCAACGACCTCGCGCCGTTCATGGCCCGGTGGTTTGCAACGGCGGCAATCGACCGCTCCGACGCGGCGATGAAGGCGGCGCTGAAGAAGTCCGGCTTTGCCATCGAATGGAAGATGACCCGCGAAGCCAACGAGGTGATGCAGGCCACCATTGGCGAGCAGGTCGGGCTGATCAAGTCCATCGCGTCGCAGCATTTGGCCGAGGTCGATGGGCTTGTGATGCGCAGCGTGGCGCAGGGCGGAAATCTCGCCGAGTTGAGCAAGGAACTACAGAAGCGGTACGGCGTCACACGGCGCCGGGCTGAGTTGATCGCCAGAGACCAGAACAATAAAGCGACATCAACAATAACAATCGTGCGTCAGTCGCAGCTTGGGATCAAGCAAGCAAAGTGGCTGCATAGTCATGCCGGGAAGCATCCAAGGCCGGAACACGTCGCGGCCAACGGCAAGATTTACGATGTTGATAAAGGAATGTTCCTAGAGGGTAAATGGACTTACCCTGGCCGGGAAATAAATTGCAGATGCGTTAGTAGAAGCATACTGCCGGGATAATAAACCATGACAATTCTCGCCCTAGACCGCTCCACCGTTCGTTCGGTGGATGAGGACGGCCGCCTGCATGTCGCCGTTACCAACATCTCTAAGGCGAATGTCTGCCCCTACTACGGCCACGAAATCCCCGACGCCGACCGGCTCGGCCTGGATCGGGACCGCGTTTACTACCTGTTGCGCGACCCGGCCGAACTCGAAAAGGCGGCAGCCTCATTCAACAGTCTTCCCCTGCTGAACGTCCATGTTCCCGTTTCCGCCGACGATCACAGGCCGGACATCGTGGTTGGGGCGACAGGAACCGACGCCGAGTTCGTCGCGCCCTATCTGCGCAACTCGCTGGTGGTCTGGGCGCGGGACGCAATCGAAGCCATCGAAAGCGGAGAGCAGCGGGAACTGTCCTGCGCCTATCGCTACGTCCCGGTGATGGAGCCGGGCACCTATCAGGGTGTCCGCTACGACGGACGCATGACTGAAATACGCGGAAACCATGTGGCTTTGGTGCCCCATGGCCGCGCTGGTTCCGACGTGGTTGTCGGAGATTCTAAACTCAAGGAGAACCTCATGGCTCGCAAGGCCCCCAACAAAAAGGCCGCTATGGTCAAGGGAGCTATCACGGCTCTCCGCACCAAGTTGGCACAGGACGCGACGGTTGATGATCTTGTCAACCTGCTCGACAAAGCTGACGAGAAAGACCTTCCCGACGACGACCTGGTCGTTGACACCGACGAGCCGGCCGTTGCCGAGAAGAAGGAAGACGACCAGGCCAGCCGCATCGAGGCGCTCGTGCGGCGTCTTGAGGCCGCTGTCGCCAAACTCGACAAGCCGGCCGAAGACGAGCCGCCCGTTCCCCCCAAGGATGACGACGTGGTGAAGCTGGAAGGCAAAGAGAAGCCCGACCGGCTGGACGAGGATGACAAGCCGTCCAAAGCCGCCATGGACGCCGCCATCACCAGAGCCGTCAAGGCAGCCGAATCCGCCACCGTCAAGCGTCTGCGTGACATCGCCGACGCCGAGAAGGTGGTTCGCCCCTACATCGGCGAGATCGCCGTTGCCCAGGACAGCGCCGAGGCCGTCTACAAGCTCGCCCTCGACAGCATCGGCATCCCCGTCGATGGCGTCCACCCCTCCGCTTATCGCGCCATCCTGTCCACCGCCCCGAAGCCCGGTGAGCGCGACCGCTCCACCATGGCCCGCGACAGTGCCGGCGGTGCCGACTTCGAAACGCGGTTCCCCAACGCGGCCCGCATCCGCTCTATCTAAGGATTTACGATGCCTTTCCCCTCCGCTGTAAACGTGGTGCAGGCTCCGGCGGTTGTCGGTGACTTCGCGTCCACCAATCCCCGTTCGTCCGTTGACGCCGGCCCCGGCGCCCTCGTTGCTGGCCCGAACGGCGTCACTGTCGGCCGCTTCGCGTGGGCCGATGCCAACAACATCACCGTCAGCAACACCGGCACGCTTGCCCCGACCGGCATCCTGGCCCGCGATCAGCAGGCGATCATCACCGCCTATCTCGGCGAGAGCACGATGGTTGTTCCGACCGGCCTGCCCGTTACCCTGTATTTCGCGGGTGACTTCTGGGTCAAGAACGACGGCACCACTGCCGCCACCATCGGGCAGAAAGCCTATGCCAACAACGTCACGGGTCAGGTGAGCTTCGCGGCTACCGGCAACCCGACCGTTGGCGCGACTGCTACATCGGCCACTCTCGCCAAGGTCGTTTCCGCCGCGACCGGCGGCGCGCTTCCGACCACCAACACCGCTACCGGCTCCATCGCCGGCACCGTCCTGACCGTTACTGCGGTTGGCACCGGCTCCGTTCTTGGCGCTGGGCTCTCCGTTGCCGGCACGGGCGTTGATACCGCCACCGTGATTGTCAACCAGCTCACCGGCACCGCCGGCAGCACGGGCACATATACGGTGAACGTGTCGCAGACTGTGGCCTCGACGGCGTTGACCATCGGCGGCGGCGGCCTGACCCTGACCGGCGCCAACACCTCGGGCGTCTTCGCTCCGGGTATGGTCATCAGCGGCACCAACATCCCGACCGGCACCACCATCCTAGGCTATGGCACCGCCACTGCCGGCGGCGCGGGCACCTACTACACCGACCGCCCGGCCTCGACCGCCGCCACCGCCTCGACCATCACCGCCACCAACGCGATGTACCTGACGGTTGATGCCAGTTCGTCGGGCGTTTGGGCGATCAACGATCTGTTGACCGGCTCCAGCGTGGTTGCTCAGTCCATCTCTGCCACTGGCGCGACCAACGCCAACCTGACCGGCGTGGGCGGTTCGGGCACCTACCTGACCAACGGCTACCAAACCGCTTTGACGGCTCAGACCATCAGCGTCAACAGCACCACCGAAACCCCTTTCCGCGCGTCGTCGGCTGGTGCCGTTGGCGAACTGGTCAAGATCTCCAACTAAGGACACCCCCCGCTATGAACCGCCACCCTGATTTTAGGCGCTTTGAGCGTGAGTGGGGCATCAGCTTCACTGGCGCTGTCGACTACCTCAAGCCCGAGTGGAAGTACGACTTCGAGTTGGCGATGGACGCCCAGCCGACGTTGATTTCCACCCCGAACAGCGGTATTCCCGCGTTCCTGACCACCTTCGTTGACCCCGACCTTCTGCGCGTCCTGACGGCCAAGAATGCGGCCGTCGAGATCATCGACGAAGTGCGCAAGGGCGATTGGGTGGACACCACCGCCATTTTCCCGATGGTTGAGCACACTGGCGAGGTCTCCAGCTATGGCGACTTCAGCGCCAACGGCCGGGCCAAGGCAAACAGCAACTTCCCGCAGCGTCAGGCGTATCTCTACCAAGTCGTGGTGGAATACGGCGAGCGCGAACTGGAGCAGGCCGGCCGCGCCCGCATCAACTGGGCTTCGGAGCTGAAGACCTCATCGGTCAACATTCTGAACAAGTTCCAGAACCTGACCTACTTCTACGGCGTCAGCGGCTTGCAGAATTACGGCCTGCTGAACGACCCGAGCCTGCCCACCCCGATTGCCCCGGCGACCAAGGCTGCCGGTGGCCTGAAGTGGTGGAACGGCACGGCGCTGAACGCCACCGCGAACGAAATCTTCGCTGACATCCAGAGCCTGTTCGTGCAGTTGGTCAGTCAGTCGTCCGGCAACATCGACGAGAAGACCCCGCTCGTGCTGGCCCTGTCGCCCAAGAGCCGCGCCGCTCTGACCGCGACCAACCAGTACAACGTCAACGTCGAAGACCTGATCCGCAAGAACTTCCCCAGCCTGGAGGTCAAGACCGCCATCCAGTACGGGGCGTCCTCGGCTCAGAACCCGCAGGGTTCGGCCGCCGGAGAAGTCGTGCAGTTGATCGCCAAGGACGTGGAGGGCCAGAAGTCGGCCTATGCCGCTTTCAACGAGAAGCTGCGCGCCGGGGCCATCATCCGCGATATGTCGTCCTTCAAACAGAAGATGACGCAGGGTTCGTGGGGCGCGATCATCCGTCAGCCGTTCGCCATCGCCCAGATGATCGGCGTGTAAACGCTCCAACATCTCGGAAATCCACCCCGCCGCTGGCGGGTTTTTTTGTGCCTGGAATCCGCCCGGTTAATCGCCGGGCGGGCTTCAGATAACCCCATCCACAGGAGACTGCCCATATGGCCACCCAGCCCAGCACCATTACCTCGACCAACACCGTCACGGTTGCTTGCAAGCTCCCGCACGGCCTCATTCTGCGCGTCTTCGACATGGTTGAAAGCAGCGAGCCGATGTTTGGCGGCGGCTGGCGGACCATCACCAAGGCCGCAGAGCGCCCGGAGCGCGTGACGCTCAATGGATTCGCGCGCCACCTGGAAAAAGTCCCGGATCACGAAATCGTCGGAGGCTACGGCATCACCCACGACGTTCCGAAGGACTTCTGGGATCACTGGTACGCGCAGAACAAAGACAGCGATTTCATCAAGAACAACCTCATTTTCGCCAACGACCGCAGCCTGCACGCGACCGCCGAAGCCAAGGAAAAGCTCAGGGTCCGCAGCGGGTTCGAGGCGATTGACCCCGAGAACCTCCCCGCGCGCATCCAACCGGCGAAGGCGGCCTAAATCATGGCGATTGTCGCATTCGACTACAGCCTGTGGTCCGCACGTTACCCCGAGTTGGCGGCATCCGTGCAGCCGGCGACGGCCGCAGCGTATTGGGCAGAGGCTGGGCTTTACTGCGACAACACGGCATGCAGCGTCATCACAGACGACAGTGCGGGCGGTCAGCGGGCGATGTTGCTCGGCATGGTGACTGCCCACATTGCCGCCATCAACGCACCGCTGAACGGCCAGCCGGCTTCGACCCTGGTCGGCCGGATCAGCAACGCGACCGAGGGCAGCGTCACGGTGGCGACCCAGAACGACTATCCGGCCGGCACCGTTCAGTGGTGGCAGCAGACCAAATACGGCGCGGCGTTCTGGGCGGCAACGCCCCAGTTCCGCACCGCTCGCTATGTCCACGGCCCGCGCGCCCAATACAACGGGCTTGGCCGCAGATGGTAGCTAAGGCATTCACGGGCGGCGACAAGCTGACCGCGCAGCTCAACGAGATGGCCGCGAAGCTGAACAAGAAGGGGACGCTTGAGGTCGGGTGGATGGCGGATACCGATGTTTATCCCGATGGCACCAACACCGCTATGGTGGCCGCAATTCAAGAGTTCGGCGCTCCCGGAGCATCTATTCCTCCGCGCCCGTTCTTTCGGCCGATGATCGCCAAGGAAAGCGGCGGCTGGGGCGACACCATCGAAAAACAGCTTGTCGCCACGAACTACGACACCGACGCCACGCTCGGCCGCATGGGCGAGGAAATCTCCGGGCAGCTTCAGGAGTCCATCCAGGCCGTTGACAGCCCGCCACTCTCGCCGATCACGCTGATGCTCAAGAAGATGCGCAGCAAAGACCAAAGTCTTGTCGTTACCGGCAAGGTAGTTGGTGAGGCCGCCGCGCGGGTGAAGGCCGGCGACGACTACAGTGGTCAATCCGAGAAGCCCCTTATCGACACCGGCCACCTCTGGCAGAGCGTCAAGTACACGGTGAAGTCATGAACCTGCACGCCATCGCCCTATCAGCCGTCGCCGCGATCAACCCGTGCGTCACGGCGACCATCCGGCGATCAACCGGCTACACGACTGCGGACGATGGCTCGCGGACCCCATCCTATGCCAAGCCGGCACGGGTTCAAGTCCAGGTTCAATCGCTCCAGTACAATGATTTGATCATGACGGACGGCCTCGATATCCAGGGCGAGCGCCGGGCGATGTACATCAATGGCAATTGGGACGGCGTAGTCCGCGCCGATCAAACTGGGGGCGATCTCATTACGCTGCCGGATGGAAGCGTTTGGCTGGTGGCAATGGTGCTTGAGAACTGGGCGTCGGTTGATGGTTGGGTCAAGGTGGCGGTGACAAGGCAATCATGAGCGCCTCCCTCAGCCTCACTGAAACTCAAGTCCTGACAGCGCTGCGCTCGTTCCTGATGCTGGTCTTGCCGACCGGAACCGAAGTTGTGCGCGGACTTGATAATCGCGTACCGGAACCGTCCGGCGTCAACTTCGTAGTCATGACTCCCGTCTTGCGTGCACGGCTGGAGACTAACACTACGACGTTCCAGGACAACTATCCGGTGTCTGCTGGACTGCGAACAGACCTTCAGCCAATAAAGCTAACTGTTCAGATCGATGTACACGGACCACAAGCAGCGGATAACACTCAAATCATCACCACACTTTGGCGCTCGGAATGGGCGACTATCCAGTTTGCCGCTTCCGGGTATGACGTAGTTCCTCTGTACACGGACGAACCGAAGCAGCTGCCGTATCTGAACGGAGAGCAACAGGTTGAGATCCGCTGGGTCATAGATGCTGTGATGCAGACCAATCCTGTCGTTACAACCACGCAGGATTTCGCGGCTTCTCTGGTTGCTGGTGTCATCAGTGTGGACGCTGAATATCAACCCTAGTCTAGACGACTCTGCACCGCTTGGAGCCAAAATCCATGTCCACCATCCCCGCCTCACAGATCGTTAACGTAGTCCCGAACGTCATCTCGGCGAGCGGTAATGGACTGGTCATGAATGGCCTTGTCTTGTCCAATTCTGGCCGCGTCCCGATTGGGTCAATCCTGTCGTTCCCTACTGCGCTTTCGGTCGCCGGTTATTTCGGCGCCAACAGCAAAGAAGCAGCCATCGCGTCGGTCTACTTCGCTGGCTACAACGGCGCCACCCTGTCGCCGGGGTCGATCCTGCTCGCTACCTATCCCCAGGCCGCACAGGCCGCGTGGCTCCGGGGCGGCACCGTATCGGGCTTGAGCCTGTCGCAAATCCAGGCGATCAACGGCACGTTCTCGGTCGTGGTTGACGGCTACACACACACCGGGTCTGTCAGCCTTGCGTCGGCGTCATCGTTCTCGACCGCCGCCACCCTTCTCAACGCCGCGATCACCGCCAGCGAGCCGGTGCAGGCCAACGTCACAGGCACCCTCGGCGGTATCGTTACTGGCGCCATCGCGGCCAACTCCTGCACCGCGGCAATCGCCAATACCGTGATGACCGTCTCGGCCGTCGTGGCGGGCACCGTCCTGGCTCCGGGCCAAACCATCACAGGCACCAGCGTCGCGGCCGGCACCACCATAGTCAGCCAGCTTACCGGCACTGCGGGCGGCACGGGCACCTATCTGGTCAGCATCAGCCAGACCATCGTGTCCGAGACGATCACCGCGACTGGCGGCGGGTTTACGGTGTCCGCAGTGACGAGCGGAGCTTTGGCGGTCGGCCAAACCCTTACCGGTTCGGGTGTCACCGCCGGCACCACGATTACCGCGCTTGGCACGGGCACGGGCGGCACGGGCACCTACGCTGTGTCCGTCAGCCAGACCGTCGCCAGCGAGACCGTCAACGCAACCGGAACCAATCTGATCGTTTCGGCGGTGTCGAGCGGCGTCCTGGCGGTCGGCCAAACCATCACGGGCACCAGCATCCCGGCCGGTGCCGTCATCACCGCTCAGGTATCGGGTACGGCTGGCGGTGTTGGCGTCTATACCGTAGCGGCGGCAGGCGCCTACTACGTCGCGTCGGAGGCTCTCGTGGCGTCAGCCACCGCCCCGGCTGTGACCTACGACAGCACTGCTCAGTCGTTCGTTGTCACGTCGGGGATCGCCGGCACCGCGTCTACCATCGCCTACGCTAGCGGCGTTCTTGCAGTCTCCCTGTACCTGACCAGCGCAACCGGCGCCGTGCTCAGCCAGGGGGCCGCCGCCGCCACGCCGTCGGCGTTCATGTCGAGCGTCATCGCACAGACCACCAACTTCGCAACATTCATGACCGCATTCGATCCCGACGCTCTGGGCAGTACCGGCAATGCGCAGAAGCAGTTGTTCGCGGCATGGAACGCCACTCAAAACAATGAGTTTGCATATGTGTGTTGGGACGCGGATATCACCCCAACAGCCAGCACGGCAGCTACGTCGAGCCTTGGCTATATCTTGACCCAAAATAGCACTTCGGGAACTATCCTGATCTATGAACCGACTGACCTTTATTTGGCGCCGTTCGTCTGCGGCATGGTCGCGGCCATCAACTTCACACAGACCAATGGCCGCCCGACTTTGGCGTTCAAAGGTCAGTCCGGTCTTGGGACCAGCGTCAACGACCCGGTGACTGCGGCGAACCTGATTGCCAACGGATATAATTTCTACGGGAATTATGCCAACGCCAACAATTCTTGGCAGTTCCTCTATCCCGGCAGCATCACCGGCAAGTTCAAATGGGCCGATAGCTACGTCAATCAGATTTGGCTGAACAACGCCCTGCAAAACTCGCTGATGGCGCTCCTGACCACCGTCAACAGCGTGCCCTATAACTCATTGGGCTACGGCCTGATCCGCTCGGCCCTGACCGATCCGATCAACGCCGCGCTGAACTACGGCGCGATGCGTGCCGGCGTCCCCCTGTCAGCACTTCAGGCCGCGGAAGTCAACGCTGCGGCTGGGTTGCCTATTGACCAAATCCTGTACTCTCAGGGCTACTATATCCAAGTCCTGCCGGCGACCGCCGCGGTGCGGGCGCTGCGCCAGTCCCCTCCGATTACCGTGTGGTATATGGACGGGCAGTCGGTGCAGCAGATCTCCCTCTCCAGCACTGAGGTAATGTAACATGGCATCTATCACTTCCGCCAACAGCACCTTCGTCTTGTCGATCGCGGGGCTGTATACGGTCCCGCAGGCACTCCAAGGCTACGCCTCCGACGATGCGTTCTCGACCGAGGCTATCGAGATCGCCGAGACCAAGATGGGTGTCGATGGCGTGTTCAGTGCTGGCTGGATCCCCCAGATCATCAAGCAGACCATCAACCTGCAAGCGGACTCGGCCAGCAACACGCTGTTCGAGACGTGGTATCAGGCACAGATTGCGGCCAAAGATGTCTACTGGGCCAAGGCTGTGATCACACTGCCGTCGGTCGGCAAGGCTTACACCTTGATTAACGGCATCCTGAAGTCCCACACCCCGATTGCCGATGTCAAGAAGACCCTCAATCCTCGCAAATACATGCTGGAATGGGGCGCTGTCGCGGCGGTTCCGATCTCGACGGGGGACTAATCCATGGCACGCAAGACGCTTACCGTCACGATTGACGCTCCGGGTCGCGACCAGGGCAAAGTATTTACCCTCCGTGAAATGCCTGCGTCGCAGGCCGAGAAATGGGCCGCTCGGGCGCTCCTGGCGCTCGCGCGTTCCGGCGTCGAGATCCCCGACAACATCGCCTCGGCGGGGCTGGCAGGTATCGCCTATCTCGGCATCAAGGCGTTTGCCGGGCTTCGGTTTGATGATGCGGAGCCGTTGCTCGACGAGATGTTCCGGTGCATCACCTTTGTCCCTGATCCAATGCGTCCGAATATCGTCCGTGGATTGATCGAGGATGACATTGAAGAGGTGGCGACCAGGATTAAGTTGCGGGCCGAGTTGTTCACTCTTCATACGGGTTTTTCTTTTCCCGCCGCCAACTCGACCTCAACCCCGGAGGCGGCGGGCAAGACCGGACTTGGGCTGAATACCTGAACGTCCCGCACTCCATCGGCGCGGTAGTCTCAAGTCGGCTGGCGACGCTGGCAGAGTTGGACTCCGTACTTGGGGCTGAAGACCTGTATCTGCTGCTGGAGATACTGTCAGTTGACAATTACAACCGACAGCTTGCAGAAGCGAAAGGATAATCGATGGCTACTGTGATAGATTCCTTGTTGGTCGAATTGGGTCTTGACCCAACTAAATTCACACAGGGGCAGAAGGATGCCGTAGTAGCTCTCAAGAAGATGGAGGAACAGGCTACCAGCACCGCAAAAGAAATGGAGCGGCGCGGGAAGCAGGCCGCAGAGTTCTTCGGGAACATTATGAAGTCGGTCGCTGAGTTGACCGCGGCATTCTTGAGTCTCGATGCCGTCAAAGGAACGGTAGAGCGGGTCATCGGCTCCGAAAGCGCACTGCAAGCACTCTCCAGCATCATCAATTCAAGCGCGTCTGATATTGCTGCGTGGGGATCGGCCATTAGCACTACCGTTGGTAAGTTGGTGGATATCAACCCGGTACTCCGAAGCGCGCAGGAAAAGATTAACGAGTTCTGGGTTGGATCGAACGGCGATGCTTCGGCGGTGACGCAGTTCCAGGGATTGACTCGCGCCTTACAAAACGCAGGAAAGTCAGTTCCTGACTCCAGCTTTTATCAGGATTATCTTGATCCAAAGGGAGACCTCCTGGCAAAACTAGGCAAGGTCCAGCCCTATATTTACGAACTTTACAACTCCGGGAAAGCGGGGCGGACATCGGCATACACGGTCGGTCATCAGTTGGGGTACACCGATGACATGATCGCGGCCATGGGGCAGGTCAAAAACTTCTCGTCTCTTCTGGAGAAGGTGCAGAAAGAAAACGGCATCACCGACAGTGGTGCTGAAAAGGCCAAGGAAATATCACAACGGTGGGAGCACATAGGCAACCTGATTCGTGGCGTCGGCAACGCCATAACCGAGACACTATACCCGCCGCTCGATTGGGTATTGAAGCACATGGAGTCAATACTAAGCCATGTGAATGAGTGGGTACAGGCGAACCCAAAGATCGCGGCTGGTATTGCAGCTATTGGCGTGGCGACGTTTACCGTGATGGGTGCGCTCGGGGTGCGAGGGCTGTTGACGCGACTGTTCGGCGCCCCTGCGGCTGCGGAGGTTGGTGCTGAAATCGGCGCTGCCGTAGGGGCGGGGCTGCTCGCACGGTTCGCTGGTGTCTTGAAAAGCGGATTGGGGCTTGCGCTTAAAGTTGGAATTGCTGATGCAATAGCGGGTGCCCTGGACCCGAGTGACGACTTCGGGCATTGGATTGAGCGCAACATTCCATGGATGTCTACGCTCAATGACTGGTTCGCTAGGCGCGGCTTGGCTGCACCTAGCGTTCCATACGCTCCGGACGCCGCGCGGCCCGGTGGGGCATTCTCAGGAGTCCAGGATTGGATTGCTCGGCACCTTGGGCTTTCGCAAGCAACCGCGTCAACGCTTCCCGCCAGCAACGTCATTGATGCGATCATTCAGCAAGAGTCCGGCGGGCGGCAGTTCGACAAGAATGGCGAGGCGTTGACCAGTTCAAAGGGCGCCATTGGCATTATGCAACTCACGCCTGGGGCGGCTGAAGATGCGGCAAAGAGACTTGGCATTGAATATGATCTTGAAAAGCTAAAGACAGATGCTGCGTACAATAGAAAGCTTGGAGAGAATGAATTTGCATGGGACTTGAACCGCTACAGCGGTGACAGGACGCTTGCGCTTGCTGCGTACAATGCCGGAGCCGGAAATGTCGATAAGTGGCTCAATGCGTACGGCGACCCGCGCAAGGGTGGCATTTCTGATGATGCCTGGGGCAAGAGCATCCCGTTCAAAGAAACGCGGGACTACATCAAATCCATCAACAGTATGCTGGATCGCGCGCCCGCGACCTCGAGTTCCGGGCCGCGCCCCGACCCGTCCCTGGCCACAGGCGCCCGCCCCGCCGCGCAAGGCGCGACCCCGCCCGCCGCCGGCGGAACCCACACGTCGAGCAATGAAGTGAACATCCAGACTGTGGTCGTTCACACGGCGGCGACTGACGGCGACGGGGTGGCTAAGAGCGTCGCGTCGGCGCTGAAGCGGCACCTGTACGCCAACCAAGCCAGCTTTGCGTATGGGGGTGTCAGCTGATGGCAAATGGCGTCCCGCCGCTGCTGAACCAAGCCACGGCGATTGCAAATACCGTGTCGCTGTTGGTGTCGGACGCACTCTACATTCAGAGTCTGTTTGCGCCGCCGCAATGGGGTGTTGCTGAGGCGGGCAGTAGCTCGTTTGTTCTCCAGCCTGATTCCGTGATCTCATTCGAGATTAAAGACGAGCTTCGGGTTTCAGACTATCCAATGGAACCAGACGGATTTCAAGCCTACAACAAAGTGCAAGTTCCCGTTGAAATACGACTAACCATGACGAAGGGCGGGTCAGAAGACGATAGGTCTGCATTTATATCATCGCTTGAGCAAATTACGAACGTCGTCGATCCGCTCTATGATATCTGGACGCCGGAGCGTGTGTATCCAAACTTTACGATACATCACTACGACTACCGACGATCCGCCACCAACGGCGTCGGATTGCTGACCGTCGAGGTGTGGTTCGTCTGGATACCGACCGCGCCCAACGCGACGGGCGGTGTTGCTAATCCAGCATCGCCAAGCGGGGCAAGCCCAACAACTACCGGCACGGTGCAGCCTCAACCGGCAACTCCGGCCGTAGCTGGCGCGGGGGCGTAAAGGTAATGCAGATCATTCCGATCAACGATGTCTATGCACAGATACTTCAGGTCTCTCTTGACGGACAGAACTGCACCATAAACATTTATCAAAAGCAATATACGGACACAGCGAACCCGACCAGCCCCAATCTTATCGTGTCGCTGTTCTGTGATGTCTATGTCAATAACGCACTAATCATCGGCGGCGTGATCTGCGAGAACAACAACAAGATAGTCCGAGACGTATATCTTGGGTTCTCTGGCGATATCGTGTTTTTTGACACCCAGGGAAGTCTCGATCCGACCAGCCCCGGCCTTGGCGTGCGATATCAGTTGGTCTATTTGGAACTATCCGACTTGAACGGGATAGGCTGATGGCCTTTACCAAGAAAGAGATCAGGGTCGATCTCGTAGCGCCGGGCGGGTCGTACAGCTTTGCAGGCCTTAGAACATCCGTTCAAATGGAAGACTTCGGCGGTCCTGTTCCGAAAAACGCGAGTATTCGCATCCACGGCGTCAGTAAAGATCACATGGCCGCGTTGTCAACTTTCCAACCGAACGCGCCTGACCGTCTGTTGAAGACGACCGTCGCCGTTTACGCGGGCGATGCTGAGCACGGGATGCCAGTAGCGTTCTGCGGTCTTGTGGCTGCGTCGTGGGCTGATATGGTTGGCATGCCGGATGTGGCGCTTCAAATTATCGCCCACGGCATCCCTATCGACGGAATTCTTCCGACATCTGACAACTCATATCCTGGCGACGTAGCTGTTGCCGACTTTATGGCAACTGTTGCTGGATTGATGGGGCTGAAACTTCACAATAATGGGGTGTCTTCGGTTCTTCACAAGCCACATTTCTGGGGAACGCCATATGCTCAAATGATTCAATGTGCGGAAGCGGCGCACATAGAGACTAGAATATTTTCGACTGCTGACGGCGGCGGATGGCTCGCCATTTGGCCGTCTAACGGGGACAACGGGCTTTCGTCGGTTCAGGTGTCGGCCGAGACAGGACTTGTTGGATATCCGTCATTTGATGGTCAATCGGTCACGGTGACAACGCTCTATAATCCGTTGATAAAATTTGGAACTAAAGTTGTGATCAAAACGGGCTTTCATGCAGCAAATGGAACGATGATTACCAACGGTGGGATCATGCACCACATCGAAAGCTACACCCCAAACGGCTCGTGGTTTACACAGGCGACGGGTCGAATGATGGCAGGGGGTGGGTGATGGATGCTAATGGGTTCCAAGAGCTGAATAGTTCTGCGTCTCACTTCCACGCGACACAGTTTCTTGTCAAAATGATGATGTCGCGTATATGCGTTGCGACGCTCGTGCAGGTTCAGGCCGTCACCAACGATGGCGGGGTCGTACCCGTCGGATTTGTTGATATCCTGCCCATGGTCAATATGCTCGATGGAAATGACATTGCGACGCAGCATAGCGAGGTTCGTCACTGCCCCTACTTTCGCCTTCAGGGCGGCGCCAACGCGGTCATTATTGACCCGGAAGTCGGCGACATCGGCATCGCGGTTTTCGCTGACCGGGATATTTCAAGCGCGGTCGCCAACCAGGCGCAGTCCAATCCAGGAAGCCGACGCAGGTTTGACATGGCAGATGCGCTCTATATCGGCGGGTTCTGCAACGACACGCCTGAACAGTACATCCAGTTTGTGACGGCCGGGGATAGCAAGGGCATCACGATCACGTCCCCGACACGGATCACCCTGAACGCACCGCTGATTGCCCTCAACGGCATGGTCACCCAGGCCGGCGGTGCCGATGGCAGCGCGGTGTCGCTGACCGGACCGGTGAGCGTGGTCCATGACGTTGTGGCTGGAGGGGTCAGTGCCATCGCTCACACGCACATCAACACGATGCCGGGGACTGGGACGTCGGGACCGCCGGAACCCACAGTCACCGTGAGCCCGTTTACCGCATAGGGGATCAAAGATGGACACAGTGTATCTTGATCCGGCAGCATGGGATATGGTGCTAGACTCTTCAGGAAACTTTGCAAAAGCAAGCGATGTCTATTCATTGGCGCAAGACGCCGCATCAGCTATTCGGTGCTTTAAGTCAGAGTGTTGGTACGACACCACAGTTGGCGTGCCGTACTGGACACAGACCTTGGGTAAGCAACAGCCGTTGGCACAGTTGAAGGCGCAGTGGGTCGCAGCCGCGCTCACGGTACCGGAAGTTACTGCCGCGCAGGTGTTTGTTTCTGACTTTAATGGTCGGAAGGTCTCTGGGCAAGTTCAGGTAACGAACTCGACCGGTAATATCGTCGCATTGGGGTTCTGATCCATGGCCTTCACGACAGCAGTTCCGCCCCCCACGTTCGGACCCACAGGCTTTATTGCCCCGACCGAGGCGTCAATCTTAGCAGGCGTCCAGGCCGACCAGAACCTCGCTTTCGGCGGCAATCTCAATCTCGGCCTCAACACGCCCCAGGGGCAGCTTGCGCAATCGCTCACGGCCATCATAGGTGACTGCAACAATCAGTTCCTGGCGCTGACCCAGGGCGTCGATCCGTCCTACGCCAGCGGCAGGATGCAGGACGCCATCGGCCGCATTTATTTCATGACACGCAACCCGGCTCAGAGCACTGTGGTCACCGCCACCTGCGTCGGTCTGTTCGGGACTGTGATTCCGATTGGGGCAAAAGCCCAGGACCAGGGCGGCAACATTTATCTCTGCACACAGACCGGCGCTATCCCTGCGTCTGGCACTGTCGATCTGACGTTTGCAGCGCAGAGCACCGGACCCCTCGCGTGTCCAGCCGGATACCTCAACGCAATCTATCAGGCAATCCCCGGATGGGACCGGGTCGGCAACGCCAGCGCAGGCGTGCTTGGCAACGTCGTGGAGAGCCGTTCCGATTTTGAATACCGGCGTGCCGCATCGGTTGCGCTCAACGCACAGGGGAGCCTCCCCAGCGTTCTGGGGGCGGTGTTCCAGGTCCCTGGCGTACTCGACGCCTACGTCACCGAGAATGTGACTCCGGTGTCGGCCAATGTTGGCGGCATAACTCTCGTACCGAATAGCATTTATGTGTGCGTCTACGGGGGCAACGCAACAGCCGTTGCTCAGGCGATATGGAACAAGAAGTCGCCGGGATGCAACTATACCGGAAACACCACGGTCTATATTCAAGACTCGTCATCAGGGTATAGTGCCCCCTACCCAACCTATCCAGTGACGTTTCAAACTCCGACTGCCACGCCGGTTCTGTTCAATGTAGCAATGCAGAACAACGCCAATGTCCCGGCCAATGCGATTGCGCTGATCCAAGCTGCGATCACGGCGGCGTTCACCGGCACGGACGGGGGTTCGCGCGCGCGCATCGGATCAACGCTGTTCGCCAGTCGGTTCTATGCTGGCATTGCCTCCCTAGGACCGTGGGCGTTCATCTATTCAGTCCAGATCGGGCTTACGTCGGCGGTCAATAACTCCATAACTATGGGAATAGGACAAGTCCCAACTATATCGAGCGCCAACATCAGCGTGGTGTTCAGATAATGGAAAACTGGCAACAAACAATACTGAGCCAATACGCCAATAGTCCGCGCATACTGGCTCTGATCCAGGAGTTCAATGCTTGTATTGATCCCGCGACGAACATCACGGCGTTTTACAACAGCGTATGGAACGTCCAGACCGCGACCGGCTACGGACTGGACGTATGGGGCCGGATTGTTGGCATCACCCGCAAGCTTACGATCTCCGGCGGCAGCAAGTTCCTAGGGTACGAGGAAGCCACGTCGGTATCTGCCGATCCGTTTGGGCAGTCTCCGCTCTATTCCGGCACGCCGGCAACTCAGAACTACACCATTGGAGACGCGCAGTACCAGTCGCTCATCCTGCTAAAAGCATTGATGAATATATCCAAGACTTCTATCCCAACATACAATACATTGCTCCGATCATTGTTTGCTGGGCGGGGGGGCAATGTCTACATTTCGGATCGAAACTCAGTCAACCAACTCGCGCTCGCGACATTCGGCTTTGCGGAAGCGGTTGGCGCCGGAGTAACGAGCACGATTGCCGGGTTTAATCAGGCTCCCCTATACGGCACATGGGACCAGCCGGTGGTTTATCAGGATACCGGCGGAATGAATGTCCGCATCACCGCCGAGTTTTTGCTCCAGCCACTCGATATCGCGATCTTGTCGCAGTCTGGTTTGATCCCGATGCCAACAGGCGTCGAAGTAGAGATCATGGATGTGGACCTCTTGGGCGGGGTGTTTGGATTTAATGAAGCCGGGATCTCTTGCGCAGTACCGTTCAACCAAGGAGCCCTGTTCCCCGGGTTCAGCATCGTTGACGCTGCCGACCGTGGTTCTGGCGTCATGGATCAGTTCAACCTAGAGATACTTGACCAGAACGGGTTCGCACTTACAACCAATTGAGGTCCATGATGGCTACCCCTGCCGGATATAAGGCGCTCTACCAATACCCAGCCGGTAGCGCGATGCAGCCGCTGGATACTGTTCTTGGATATCAGGCTGCGAGCGGTTACGTTGTCCAGTTCACCGGAACTCAGCTTGCCGCAATTGCCGCATCTCTTCTTCCGCTCGCCAACAACAAGATATTCGTCGGGAGTGCGGGCGGAGTTGCCACGGCAGTTTCTGTGTCGGGGGATGCGACGGTCACCAACGCAGGCGCAGTGACCGTTGGGTCGGTCGGCGGTAAGGCGGTCACGCTGGCCGGCGCACTTACCCTGGCGGGGGCCTATAGTTTCACCGGGACGCTGACGGCCACGACTGCGGTGACGTTCCCAACGTCCGGAACGCTGGTCAATAAGACCGACCTCCAATCGCAGGTACCGAGCTATTCGGCGGATACTGGCACGGCGAATGCCTATGTCGTGACGCTTTCCCCGGTCCCGGCATCGCTGACTGCGCTTATCGGTGCCCCCGTCAGGTTCAAGGCCGCGAACGCCTGTACGGGAGCCAGCACCCTCAATGTCAACGGCCTGGGCGCGGCGGCAATCAAGCACCAGGATGGAGCAAGCGCGCTTACCACAGGCGATATCGTCGCAGGCCAAGTCGTGGAGGCGTTCTACGACGGCACATACTTTCAAATCAGGCAGGCTTCGTCGGGGGGTGGCGTTTCTACTGCTGCTCTCCACGCCATACCATTCAGCTTCTAATCCTGAGGGATCAACGCTATGCTCGCAGCCTCCGCGCCTACCTCGTTTGTTGAACCGTTCGGCGTCAACGCCGCGGCGGGGTACATCCGAACGATCCCAACCGCCTCCCAGATCGGCGTGACTCCCGGCGCGGCGTCGCTCAATGACGGGTTCCCCCCGCTGACGTTCCTCCCGATTTCGGCGGGCGGAGTGCCTCCGTTCGGGCAAGATTTCAACGGAATTTTGTACCAGACCACTGCGGGACTCCAGTGGGTGCAGGTTGGCGGACGACCCGTCTACAACGCCGCCTACGCCTCTACGATCGGTGGGTATCCTGCCGGCGCCGTTCTACAGTCCCTGGACGGGACGGGGTTCTGGCGATCCACGGCAGACAGCAATACGTCAAACCCAGACACAGGAGGCTCAAATTGGATACCTAGCGGAACAGCGTATGGTCTGATTTCTCTTTCGTTGAGCAACGCCAATGTAACCTTGACTGCGGTTCAGTATAATCGCGGTTTCTTCGTACTCTCTGGCAGCTTGACTGCAAATGTCCAGATTATATTCCCCACAATTGTTGGATCTTGGCAGCTGTTCAACAACACTACCGGCAGCTACACCGTCACTTGCAAGACTTCTGCGGGTACGGGCGTTGTGATTGGACAGTCCTCGACATCGGCCGTCTGGGGGGACGGCACTAACATCTACGCAGGCCCGCAAGCAATCCCGGCTACGGTCGCTCAGCCGCCGGTCAGTGCCCCGAGTGCAATCCGCAACCTGCTCATCGGGTACGCGGGAGCGTCTGTAGTCACCACTTCGTTTGATAGCGGTATTGCCGCGACTGCCGTCGGCGGAACGGCCTACACCCTGTCAAACTTCGATCAGTCCGTCAACTTTGCGACGACCGGCACAGCAGCCCTGGACTACGGCACGCCGATCTCTGGGACGTTCTACGATATCTACGCCATCTACAACCCAACAAGCTCAAGCGTCAGTGCCATCGCGACCTTGGCGAGCAACGGTAATGGCTCGGCTGTTTACGCGGGCAGCCACGCCCCGAGCGGATACACTGTTTCGCTCTATCTTGGAACAGTCAAGTACGCCACAGCATCAAATCAGGTAGGCGGGTGGTCAGTGTTCTCGGCTGCGACCGCAGTGACGATCTCAGGCGCTGCAAGTTTGACGGCTACGAGCATCTCAAGCATCGTTCCCGTCAATGCGAAAGCCATTTCCGGCACTATCGGCGTCGTAGGTAGCTCGAACGGTACGGCCAACATCACAGTAGCGGCGACGACAGCAAGCTTCGGTGGCCAGAACGTGGGGGCGAATATTTCTGGTAGCGTCACAGGAGGGCCGAACGGGGACTTTTTCTTGCCCCTCGCCGCTGCGCAGACGCTGTATTACTCGGCATCAGCAAACGTCACGTCTGGTGCTATCTCGATCACATCATACTCCGTCTAAAGAGGCGAGAAATCATGGCTACGATCTTTTGTTCTTATGGCGTTGACGGAACGATCAACGCCGTATTTCCCCAATCTCAGGCACTCAATCCGCCGACTGGCTACGTCGAGATGCCCGACACTGACCCGCGATGGACCGGACACTTGGCTGCGCAAAGCAAGACAGCGCTTTTGAACTATGCCAGCGCCAAACAAGCCGCCGTCTTGTCGGGGATCTACAGCCATACCCTGTCTGGCAGCGCCGTGACCCTCACCACCGAGTGTGACCCGGTGTCTATCAGCGGGATCAATAGTCTGATGGCGTGGGCAAGCAACGGAACGATGACGGCCGCAACTCCTACGCAGATCTACGTTGATTGCGACTACAGTCAGCACACGATCACGCCAACGCAGATGGTTGAGTTCGGTGGTGCCGTTGGCGCTTGGGTCACTGCGCTTTGGCAGGACTTGGCCGCGGTAATCGCCGGCATCAATGCCGGGACGATCACGACCTCAGCACAGATCGATGCCGCGAAGTGGAACTGATATTTTTCTTGATCGGAGTCTACCATGTCAACCTCACCGACAAGTTCATTCCCCATACTGGCGGCGAACGACACCTGCGTCTGCACCGCGGCGAACACGACGTATACCGGGACGTCACTCCCTAACGGCGTCCTTCTTTCGACAGCGGGGACGGGGGCGGGCGGATTTTCCGAGTATGCCCACATTGCCGCGATCCCTGTGGCAACAAGCGTTCTGACTAATCTCCAGCTCTACATCTTCGACGGAACTAATTACGCGCTCATCGGCATGGCCGTGATGACTGCGCAGACGCTCAGCACCACTACTGCGGTTTGGCCGGTTCCATTGACCCATATCGACGGCACGGCGGTCACAGAGGCCACCCCTCTCCGCCTGAAGTCTGGACAGTTCTTGTACGCGGCTATTGGTGTCGCGAACGCTGGTGGTATCCGATTCAATGCCCAGCGCAAGGATTACTAAGCCATGAGCATGAGCCAGCCGCTCGGAGGGGGTCTCGGGAACCTATTCTATACCTCAGCCATGACCCCACCGTTACTGCAAATCCCGATCGAGATCACCGTTACCTCGACGCTGACGACGACTTTTGCCCAGGCTGGAGTGCTGGCTTTTCAGTTGGTCGGCGGCGGCGGAGGGAGTACTTACTCTAGCGGCGCGGGCGGCGGCGGCGGCGGAAGTACGGCCCTGATCGTCAACGGTGGTGTCGTGGCTGTTGCCCCCGGCGCTGCCGGCGGATCGTCCGCTATCCCGATCTACGGGTCCATCTACGTCCCGGCCGGGGCGACCATCGCCGTATATGTCGGGGGAGGTGGTGGATCGGCGGGAGGGAACACCTACGCAAACGGCGGCGGTGGTGGTGCAGGGTATTACGGAGGCGGCGGCGGGGGCGCGAGCGCGACTCCAGGCGGCGGCGGATCGACAATCGGAGGTGCGGCAGGCACGGGTGCCGTTGCCGGGTCGCAGTACACGGGTGGCGCTGGGAACACTACGGCGGCTGGCACGGCGGCTGGCGGATCGGGGGTAGCTGGTGGTAACTACGGGTATATGGCCGGGGGTGGCGGCGGCTACGGCGGCGCTGGCGGTCTTGGCACCACGGCTGCTGCTGCCCTACCCGGTACCGCTGGGACAGCCGGGATTGGCGGCACTGGAGCGGCCGGGTTCTCAATCGGTACAGGTGCAAATTTCGTGGGGACCGGCGGCCAAGGCGGCATAGCCATCCTGACTTTCGTCGCACAGTCCAGCACCCCAATTCCAGCGCCGACGCAAGTCACGGAAATCACCGTTACGTCGTCATACTCTGGCGTGATGCCGGTCAGTGGGTATTTGGGATATACGCTGATTGGGGGTGGCGGCGGGGGTGCTAACGGCGGCGGGGGCGGTTCTACCGCGCTCGTCATCAACGGAGTTTCTATTGTCGCCAATGGTGGAAACGGTGGAAACGGTAGCGTATCAACCTCGGGCGGTAACGGATCAACGGTAACGGGGTCCATCTACGTCCCGGCCGGGGCGACCATCGCCGTATATGTCGGGGGAGGTGGTGGTTCTGACCAAGGAGGTGGCGGTGCTGGCTGGTATGGCGGCGGCGGCGGGGCGAGTGGCGGAAACGCGACGGGCGGTTCGGCTGTCGGTGGAACAGCCGCGACCGGCGGAAGTGCGACGGCCGGGTCGCAGTACACGGGTGGCAACGATGCTGGCGGCACTGCAAGCTCTGGCGGTCAAGGGGCTACTGGCGGGGTAGCATCAGGCGCTCAGGCCGGGGGGGGCGGCTACGGCAGCAATGGCGGTTCGTGGGGGAATTCCTCAACAGGAGCGGCAGGAGGGACCGGATCAGGCCCAGGAGCCGGTGGTCTTTATGCATCGAATGTCGCTTTGGGCGGCCAAGGCGGCATAGCCATCCTGACCTTCAACGCCACCGCAACCCAGCTGCTCCCCTCCCCGCAATTAAAATCGCTCGTTGCATCACTGTCAGCCGTGACAATCCCTCAGTCGATTAACCTCGCATACAGCCTGACTGGCAGCGGTGGCTCGACGTTGATCTCGGTGAACGGAACCACGATTGCGACAGCAACGACCGGCAATACAGTTACCGGCGTCTACTACGTACAAGCCGGTTCTACGCTTGCAGCAACTGTCGTTGGCTCGGCGGGTTTTGCTTATAACGCCCCCTATCCATACTTCTAGGAGCACGCAGAATGTCAATCCCGATGCCTGCGGGCTATGGACTTGGGGCTAACTTCCTCGGGGGGTTCGTGTGCCCGCCAAATCCTGTGCCGTTCACAAAATACCTAACGTCTTCGCTTTCATCGACCGTCATCAATCAGTCGATCTATCTGGCGTATGTGCTAGTAGGGACGGGGGGCTCAACGGTGCTGACCGTGGGCGGGGTCGCGGTTGCAACCGCGACCACAG